TGGTCGTGTACCATCTTCACTTGACTGGGAGAAGTTTTCAATGTATGAAAAGGAAGACAATACGAGTGGTACTAGAGAATTAGCTTGCACTGCAGATGCCTGCGAAGTTGTAGACTTGAGTTCAAGCTGATGATTGAAGTACCGATTAGCGAAGATTATATGCGTCATGCGAGGGAAAAGGCTTCTTCTGTTGGCATACTGCAGGGAAGTATTACAGGTGGCACTAGCAATATAGTAGGTGCGATAGGCGAGATAATTGTAGCTGATACCATTGGGGCAACTGAAGCGAACACAGTTAATTATGATTTAGTAAAAGACGGAAACCGAATTGATGTAAAAACCAAACGGTGTAATACTAGACCACAACCAAACTATGATTGCTCAGTTGCATCTCATGGAACTAAGCAGGACTGTGACAGTTATGTGTTCGTGAGGATACTGACTGATCTCAGTAAGGCTTGGATTCTAGGTAGCATACCAAAGAAGAAATACTACGAAGAAGCTACCAGATACAAGAAGGGTCAAGTCGATCCAAGCAACGGTTTTACGTTTAGAACCGATTGTTATAATCTACCAATAAGTAATTTAGAGCCGATCAATGAAATCAAAAGTCAAAGCAAAACTATTCTCGATTGAAGCGTTCCTGACTAGGGATGGTAATGTCGAGGTACTCTACGATGTAGTAAACCACGATGAGTTCGAGAGGACTATGAACATGGGGTTACCAATGTACGAGGGAACTACAAAGGTAACCCAATTCATAAAGTTTCTTGAGTCCAAAGCTAAAGAGATAATGGACAAGTCGGGCGGGTATCTGTGATGCAATGGTGGGAAGTGTGGCTAGTTGTAGCCATAACAATAAACACCACTATCAACACGATAGTATTCTTTAAGGGTCGTAAGATATCCAGACAAAGGGATAAGCCTACTTCCTCATCATCTTAAAGTCTTTACCAGATATTTTACCATCTTTGTTTTTGTCTAACTTAGCTTGACCACCATACATCATACCCATGCTGAACTTCTTCTTCTCAGTCATGCTACCCATAGGGTTCATCATACCTGATTGACCAGCAGATGATTTTCTGTTTTGATCAGCCAATCCTCCCATGTTCATTTTCTTCTTAGTCATGCCACCATACATCATAGGCTTTCGCATTGTTGCTCCGCCACCGTACATCATTCCTTGTCGTGGTCCGTTGTAATAAGTCTTCATTGTCTTCTCTCCTTAGTTATTGAAATTTTGAATAGTCGTATACTGGAAGTCCACTTAATTGTTTTCCAGATTTCATTCGGTCTTCTACTGCTATAGCTTGTGAAGCATAGGCGTTTATAGCTATAGCTTGAAAGATTTCCTTTAGCCTTAATTCTTTTTGTTCAGTAAATTTCTTTCCGTCTACTATTAATTCTGCTAGGATACTTGCAACTTCAGTGTCCATTATCATTTCTTTTAACATACGATGTTCAGCCATTCTTATGTTCTGAATGATAGCTTCTGTACCCACGTACTTAGGACTTACAACTCCTCTGCTTATAGAATAGAAACGACTTATATAACTTTCAATAGACAACCCTCTAGGTTCTCCTGTGAATTTTAAATCCCCTCTTCTTTGAGCCATCTTTTTTCTGTTAGCCATAAAAGTGCTAATTCTTGTAAGATTATCTACGTGGTCTTTATCTAAGTACCCAGATTTTAACAAGTTTGCTAATGCAGGAGAGTCTCCACTTAGTAAATCATTTAAAGCTGTACCATCAAAGTTAGTATCTGCCATAGCGGCAAAACCTTTGTCGCCTACTTTTGGGGCTATAGATGTAGCACCAGTAGGTCTAATAACTAACGCAGATATATGACTTGATACCATCTCTTTTACGTAGCTATCAAATTCAGAGGGGGTCATAGTAGGGTTTTTTCCAGTAGTAGTAAGAACTTTTAATCCTTTTAATTCTGCAGCACCCCCTGCAGTAACTACATACTTTTCAAAAAAAGCTTGGTTAGTAGGGACTTCAGCTAAATTTTGAAGTTTCTTTATGGACTCACCACTTTTTCTCATGGCTGTGTATACCACTTCACCATCTTTTCTTAACCTTTTATTAAAAGGTATCATTGTTTCATCCACTTTAGCTTTTACTCTAGCATCTCTTTTTATTCTGCTAGGTAAATCAGTAAGTGCGTTCATAGAATGTTCGTGACGAAATGCCGATACAATGTCTTCACCTTGTTCTGAACTATTAAATAGATTTTTAGTTTTTAGTGACAGATTATCTATGGCATCTACTAATTTTTTAGGATCAGTAATAGTTTCTTGTAACCTAGCCACTTCTCTTTCAAATTTAATTGTTGCTATTTCTTGGAGAGCTTTGAAACTATCACTGTTAACGTCAATATCGTAGTCTCCAGTAGCCTGATTATATTTACCATAAGTTTTTCTAAAGTCACGGTTAACATTAAGAATATCTGTGTCATCCAGCTTAGACATTGTTTTTAAATTAAACCAAGTGCTAGGCTCATTTCCTGCACCCCATATCTTCCCTCCCGGACTTCCTGCAACATCATCTAAACCACCTTCAGGGTTAGTCCATCTGGCAGTTCTTGTTCCTTGTGTAAGGTATGGAATAGTGTAGTTATTTCGGTAGCCCTCTCTCATGGCTTTAATTTCAGCCCTTATTTGCGTTTGTGCTGTTTCTGCTATAGGAGTACCAGTGGAGTCCACAACTTTATCAAACAAGCTGTCTGCTTCTTTTGCATAATTACCATATGTTTTAGCAGATTCAGTGTCATTCCTTCTAAACGCTTTGTAAGCTTTACCACTTAAGGCTGAGTATATGTTTTGAGTGTCAGCCATATCCAAAGCTATACCCACATTTATATCCCCCTCAACATTTTGTATGTAAGATATTATATCTAAATCAGTAATAGGGGCATTTTTTAATTCTTTAGGTAACTCACTTCTTATTTTTTGGACATAACTATCCCTAAAATCAAAATTATTAGCACTTCCAGCTTGCATTTGGTCTAGAGTTTTACCAGCACCCTTATTTAAAACTTTAAATATTTTTAATTCATCGCCTGATTGCATAAGTTGGCTAACTAAACCTTTGCTTGCTCTATCCCCCCCATCTAATCTTATATCATTTAATATTTTAAAACCTAGTTCTGAAGCATCAGTCCCATAAACATTGCCATACTTTGCATCAAATTCTTGAAAAGGTAATCTTGCTCTAGCCTTTGCAATTTTTCTGTTAATCATAGCTATTCTAGCTAAAGAAGCGTTCTCATCACTGTATTTACCTAGCTCAACAACAGCTTCTGCACCTTTTGCATTTATTGTTTTTACAGAAGGTATATTCCCAGCAACTTGTCTCATTCTTTTTTTGTGGTTACTTATGTTAGCTAAAAGTTCTTTGTTTATTGCTTGTTCAGCTAAAAGTAAACTTTCTCTGGCTTTTTCTATATCTACTCTATTAGCGTCTAAATTAAATAGGGTGATATCATCCACTAACGATTCTGCCATTTCCACAACATCACCGTACTGAGCCTTTATAGCTTTTTGAACGTCTGGGTCAGCACTACCATGAAGCATAGTTTGTAACATCATAGTTTTTGATTTTATAAAACTGTCTTGTATTGCCCTCATGCCATCTTCTTTTACTTTAGCATCAGATAGAGCTTCAGACATCCTGCCTACAAATTCTATAATTACAGGGTTGTTCTTATCAACACCCTCTGTTCCCAAAAGTTTTTTTATAGTACCTTCTAGGCTGGTCATAAGACCTATTCTTTTGTTTTGTAATTGGGTAAGAGTAGCTGTTGTTTCTTTGTCAAAGACTTTGCCTTGTGACATAGAGTAAGTAAAAGAATCTTCTAAGGCATCATAAAAAGCCATACCTGACATGTCACCAAAACTAGCTTCTAAAAGTTCATCACTAATACCAATGCCTGTTAATTTTGTTCTCATATCTTTATAGTACATAACGTTTGCAACTATTTGATCCCTAACTTCTGGAGTCAGGGAGTTCATTCTTTCAGATAATTCTATTGCTAACTTTCTTTGCCTACGACCAAGCCCTTCTAGTTTTGGGTTTCTTAGTAAACCTAGAAGTTCTTGACTTGATATGTTCTCATCAAACAAGTTTGATTTTCTCATCATAGTAAGAATATTAACAGGATTGTAACTCTGAGAGTCTGCAAAATCTCTCATGGTATTTGTGTTTCTTCCCAAGTTGGCACTCATCACAACGCCCATACCTACAAGATAACCTACTTCTGGGGGTACTCCAAATTGCTGTAGCTGTTGACCTGAGACTGCTGCAATTGCTGCAAAAGCTGTATTATCTCTGTACATGTCTCTGACGTACTTGGGAGTGCCACTCATTTGCTCAGACATACGAAGCATCATGTCTGACTCAACTCTTAGGGCTTTAAGTCTTTTTATATTCTTAGTGTCAAAAAATAGTTCTCTTTGTTTTTTAGTAGAAGTAAATACAGGATTATCCACTAATGATTTACTAATTACTGCGTTCCATTCTTTTGTTCTTTCAGTTATAGCATCATCTAGGCTACCTTGTGCTTCTTTAATTCTTTGTTTTGCTTCAATGACTAAACTTCTTTCTGCAAGAGGTTTACTAGATTCTAGCACATCAGCAGTGTCTTTTAACTTCATCTTGTCTAGTCTTGACTTTATAAGTTTGTAAACTGGAAACTTACTTTTTCTGTGTTCTAAAAACGCTGTAACTAACTCATTTTCTTTTAAGCCTAAATTATCCGCTTCAAACTTTTTCATTTCTGCTTCAAACGTTTTACGACCTTTATTTCCTATTTTAGAAATCAATAGAGCTTCACCTACAAGCATAGGAGTAAGTAACAATACTTTGTCTGCTGAATCGGCAGTGTAGTTTAATATTTTATACGCTTGATCTTCACTTACAAGTATGTTGTCCTTAGCCAGTGAAAGTCTGTAAGACTGTGCTGCATCAGGACCTAAGTACGTTCTTATTAAATCTCTTCCTGTTTCAGAAAATGGGTTAGGAATGTTACCATATATAAATTGATGTTGATCAGTTAATAGAGCTTCTTTTTCCCCAGTAGTTTCTGCTATTAAATTAATACCATTTTTAAGACCATCATAACTTAATTCACCAGCTAAACCTACAACGCTTAAAGCTAAGTCAGCTAAAGCTCTGGGGGCATCTGCCACTAAAGTTACTATCTTTTCGCCTAATACTTTTCCAGACCCTGTGCCAGTTTCCACGCTTGGATCATATATTTGCATGTCAGATATGCCATAAACATTTCTGTTGATTAGTTGGGCTTTAGTTTTTGCAGTCATCTTAGGAAAACTTTCATCCATGTAACTAAGAAAAGCTTCTGCCTTCCTTCCTGAACTAGTTGCGTACTCAGGTAGTTTTTCCCCGTCTTTACCTGATTTATAATACTCACCAAAACTAAGTGGGGATGGGGCATCACTAAAAACGTTAGGTAAAATGTTAGACGGTCCTGACTCAGACGTTATTTTTTCTTGTATGTTGTCCCTCATCACCGTGTCTATAAATTCATCGACATTGTATGTGCCTGTAACTTTAAAATTACCACTTTCGTCTGTCTCATTTCTGCTTTTTGACACTAACATTCGAGGTTGGTATAGATTAAGCATATCAATTTTGTCTGCATAACTTTCTTCAGAATCAAAATCAAGAATATCTCCGTTTGGTAAAACCATAGTAGATATGTTATCAGTCTGACTAAAAAACTCTTCGTTAAAATATTCTCCGTAGTTAAACACGTTGCTTACTTGAGTAGGATTAACTATCAGTTGTCCGGGAGCTTTCCCAAACCTAGCAGCTTCATTAGATTGATCTTTGTTGTAAGTCTCTGTCCCAACAACAGCTTCATTTATAGTGTCAATAGGACCTTGAATTTCCCTTTTTACTACTGGTGGGGCATCCTTGTTTGTAGTTTCTGGAAAAAAGTTACCGAATACAGCCATTAATTAATCTTTCTCTAAATGTTATTTAGGTACAATAATTCTTTTTCTATTGTCTGTAGTACCGTCAGGATTTGCCTGACCAAAGTTAGGATTTTTTATATTTTTATACTGGGTATTATAATTTGGATTTGCTTTTTTCTTGTTTAATCTGGCCGCAGCGTAGTCAGCAAGGTTACCATCCCCTACAAAATCAGTTCCAAATTGAGCATTTGTATTTTCTAATAGGAATCCTACTGCTGCACTTTTTCCTCCTTGTGCATACATCCCTTGTATAACGGATACGTCTTGCATAATTCCCCTAATAGTATTGAGGGAAGCTATAATTGTATCCTCACTACTACTAGCATCAAATTTCATAGCGTTCATCATGTTTTCAATATCTTGGTCAGATATAGTTCTACCACCTGTACCGCCTTGAAACGCAGAAGCCATAGTGTAAGCCAAGTTAAATTTCATAAATTCTATTCTGGCTCTTCTGGCAGCAGGCTTATCACCTAACTTCATGTCCTCAGTTAAACCATTTAATTTTGTACTCAATCTACTTCTTGATGCCATACTTTTTTCAATACCAGTACCACCAGAGAGCCACGTTGAATAGCTACCTAAACCTGCAAAAACACCTGTTGACCCAAAAAATCCTTCTATTGTGCCTGCTAATTTAGACACTAAAGGATTAGAAGTACCCGGACCCACTTGTAATTTTCCTTGATTAATTTGTTTTATCATAGCAGTGGCTATTCCAGATGCTTCATTAGCACCAGTTCTTTTATTGACTGCTGATTCTGCATCTATGCCATATTCTCGCATTAAATGTTTTCTATCATTAAGAAGTTCTAATTCAGCCCTAGTTGTTTTATCTGCATAAATATAACCATCAGATTCTTTTTTCGCACCAATGTTAGGTACAAACTGTTTTAATATGTTTGCAAATTGAGTACCTGTAACTTGATTGTCCATAGCTTTTCTTCTAGCTGAAGCAATAAACTTATAATAAGAACTAGCGTTATTTAAATCTGTTATTCCTTCAGAGCCTAAACTAGCTTTTAAGTCACTGTATATATCCCAGATAACTCTCTGCTTTGTCACGTTGGCTCTGTCGTCTTTATTAGTACCAATTTGCCAATCCGATAATACTTCTACGTATGAACGATTCTCATTTTTACCAACTTCTCTTGCTTTTTTTACAATTTCTTGTCCTTCTGGGGAATCATACACCTCCTTAGTGAGGTATGGTATGTGGTCGTAACTAATCATTCCATCGCTGTCTAAAGTTTTTTTAGATTGCATACCTAACTTTCCGGGATACTTTGCGGCAAATCTACTATAATTTACTTGATAAGCAGGAGCAACAATGTTTGTTATAAAGTCTTTACCATATCCTTTTCCTAAAGATTGTTTATACATGCCTGTTATGTCTTTGTATTTAACAAGTTTAGCTGTCTTATCATTTCCCTCTACAAATTTATTATCATCTATCCAGTTTTCGTGCATCCTTTTACCATAAGTATTTAGTTGTGTCAGTTTCTCTGCACCCTTAGCCCCCATTGCATTTGCATTTTTAACAAACTGTGCGTATTTATCTGTACCTAACACATCATAAAAATTTGCAATGTTTGCACTATTTCGGGCTTGTTTATCTTTTTCACCACTAGCAGTAAACATTAAGCTAACATTCCCTGCAGTAAATGATCTTGTTGAACCTGCTGAGTCAGCCAGAGCCTTAGCAGTAGCAGTTGCTCGTGTTTTTTTTAAGTCCATCTCTCCCTGCAAACGCATAAGAGCTACCTTCTGACCAAATTCTGCTCCCCCTTTAACGAAAGCTTTGAACGGTGTAAATCCCATCTATAAAATCTCCTCTACTTCAGGTGCTGGTGCTTCGTCTAAGCTAGGGGCAAGAAAAGACTCTTCTTCTAATTGTTGCGTTTGTGCCATGCCTGCTTCTTCTTCCCCCTGTGCTTCAGCCATAACTTGCAAAGATTCTGGGGAACGATCTTGCATAATATTTCTGACTTGATCCTCATCTACATTACCTTCTTCGTTTGGCATACCATCTTGTGTGTTAAACATCTTAGGTGGTACATCATTCTCAATTGCTAAACCTGCAAGGTACATTGCAATAGGAGCTTTAATTAATTCGGCTACATCAGGGGAGTAATGACCTGTTGCAAAACCACTGATAGCAATACCATCTACAATCTCTTCAATGGACATACCCGCTACCATCATGGATAGCATATCATTTTCTACCGTTGGGGTTTCTATCTTGTCTATTATAAAATCTATTGCTTCTTCTGGGTCAGCAAAGCGTGGGGCTTGTTCCCAAGACCATTTACCTTTAGGACCTGTTAGGCTGTGTCCCGGAGGAGGTCTACTAAATTTATCCAGTGATTCTACACTAGTTTGTCTTGGTTCTTCCATGATCTATCCTTAACTATACACTTGCTTCGGGTTAATTCTTGACTTTATGTTTGCAACTTTCAAGGGGCTTAAATTTATATTTCTACCTACTCTGGGATTATATTGAATTGCCTTACCTAGTATAGCACGAATAAGAGGATTGTTTTGTGCTGATTGGGCTTTAGACATCACTCTTTGATTGGTTGATCCGGGAACGTACAAAGCCACTTGCCCTGCTTTAGCTGTTGGGACTGACGCAACTGAAGGAGTTCTTATTCGACTCATATCAACGGGTGTGTTAGAAATTTGAGCTAACATCCCCCCCTCTCCAAACAAAGCTTTCTTTGTATAATCCCCCGCAGCGCCTGCAAACTTTTGAAGGGATGTTTGTGGTTGATTTTTATTTGCTAGTTCTGCAGACTTTTTTACAAGCTTACTAGTTGATGAATCTGAGCCTGTTGCTGAAGTAGAAAGAGCAACTGACCCAAAAAATGCCAATGCTGGTAATAATGCTGATAGACCCATAATATTCTCCGTTGTTAATTTTAAAATAATCCAAATATACCTGCTAAGGTAGTAGCCCCTAAAGCTCCGTACATATCATTCTCACTCTTTTGTTCATACATATTAGTCTGTGCTGACACTTCCATAGCAGTAAGACCTATTTGATGATTACGTTGTATAGCACTTTCACTTGACGTAAATGCCCACGCACTTTCATCTCTGTACCTTTGCCACAAAGCGTTTAAAGCTGATTGGCTTGTGTTAAGTGTGTTCAAAGTATTCTGTCGGTTTGTTTCATTTTGAGTTGCAGTATTGGAAGTGTTTATTTCTCTACGCCAAACTGCATTAGATTGATTTATTTGAGATTGCATATTTAAATTAAACTGTTCTCTTTGATCGTTTAGCCCTTGTACGTACCTTGAGTTAGCGTTTGATTGATCTACGTTAAACTGTTCTGTTGCAGCAACTCTATTGGCATTTGACTGTTGTATTTGGGAATCTAGCTCTGTGTAAAATTCTTGTAGTTGGTTTTCAGACTTGGCGTTAAACTGTTCTGAAGCATTTTGGGCGGCCGTGTTAGTTAACAACGCTTGTAACTTGCCTTGATAATCTATTGTAGCAGTTTTTTGAGTGTTGTCAAGGTTAGCCATGTCTATAGACAGAAAAGATTTAGCGTTGTTCACTGCGGCACTTAGTCTGGAATCTAGGTTAGCTTTGTCCATAGCCGCAAATGTCATTGCATTTTGTAACGTTGATTGTTGTTTGTTATTTAAATTCTGTAGTTGTATGCCTGCGTATCTATCAGCGTCAGCTTTAGCTATAGGAATACCTGATTCATATATAGCTTGGGTTATAGCCGCAGAAGCCATACTTGATGCACCCAATCCCCTTTGATTCATTATACCACTTACTGCTCTTACTGCAGGTGCAGCCCAAGCGGGTAATGGTTTACCCTCTTCTAGAGCAGAGTACAACTCTCCTAGTTGGTATTGGACTGTTGCTTTGGGGTCTAAGTCTTCTGTTTGGGCAGTAGCTTGAGCTTCTGCAGACACAGCCCCTTGTACATCTCCAATCAAAGATTCTGTTGATAATTTACCTTCAGACGCAACTGCCACAGGAGTATTCCCTGTTAAATTTGCAGTGTAAGTGTCGGCAACAGCTTTGGTAGAAGCTGGGACATTTAAGTTACTAGTTGGTGCAGATGAGGTAGCAACAGTGGCTGGGGCTAAACTTTCTGGGGTAGTTAAAAGTTCATCGTCAGCTATTGTTTGGGGAGTTGTACTTAAAACACCACCTTCAGGAACAGCTTTATCTCCTCCTAACGATTGTTCCCCTAGTCTCTCAATCAATTTTGCTCCTGATGTTGGAGCTTCTATGGTTGTGTTATCTTCTTCTGCCATATCTGTTTCCTATTTCATTACTATTGCGACTACTAAAGCTAC